TAACTACAACAGACGAGCAATACCCACAACCCATTTTGATTGAATTTTCACAAGGAAAATGTAAAACTGAGCTAGACAAAATGGGAATTGGAACTAATGTAATTGTCTCAATCAACCTAAAGGGTAGGGAGTGGGTAAATCCACAAGGCGAAACTAAGTATTTTAACACCATACAGGGGTGGAAAATTTCGCTAAGAACCGCTTAAAATGAACAAAAAAACGCCAAAAAAACTAGCAAAAAAATTTTGCTTGACCGATTTATTAATCACGGAATTAGACAGCGAAAACCTCACAGAAGAAGCCAAAGAATTAAAACAAAAAGCCGCTGATTTTCTTGCTGTTTTAGAAAAAACAAACGAGAAATTCTATGCCGGTGGCGGTGGCAAAACTACTTTCTTTCTGGAATTGCAGGAAAAAATAAATTATGTGTTTGACAAGGTTTATCGGTAAAAATTTTGTAGTTTTGTAAATGCAAAAATAAAACAACCCGAAAATAAAAACTTCGGGTTGTTTTTTAACTTAAAACCAGAAATAAACAAATCACAATAGTAATCGTATTTTTTTAATAAAAGGTTGTGTTTCATCTTTAATGTTTTTTTGCACGGTTGATGCACGGTTCAAATGCACGGTTGATGCACGGTGTTTTTGTAGTGTTCACGGGGGTTTTAAGGGCAATCGTGCATATTTGCACGGTTATTATTTAAAAAAATATATTTGTTACTTCATCGACACCATTGATACAAAGACAAGAAATCCGTTAATCACTCTAATTATACGCCTAACTTTAAAATTTGTGATTGTGGATAACCTATTCTACAGCTCTACTTGTGTCTAGTCTAAGTGCTACGTTTAGTAGACTTGAAAGTGTTATAAGAAAGCCTGTGTACTGACCTTCTGGGTATGTACTTGTGATAGCTGTGATTATACCCAATGCACCTGTTAGTATTGCAAAACGTATTGTTCTACTTTCATACCATTTTATTGTTGTTTTCTTTGCCATTACATTTTTACTATATCTTCTATAGCTTTTAACTTAGCTTTTAATTTTATACATTCTTCCTCCCAATTTACGACCTCTTGGGAGATAAGATTTTTAGCCCAGTCATCTTTGATCGCCATACCAGGACAAGTCTTTGAGGGTTTGAAGTGACGATGATATTTGATTTTATCAGATGTAATTCCGTATTTTACTGTAAGTCGTGTTAGGAGTATTCTTAGAGTTTCTGTTTGTTCTTTAGAAGGTAGTTTGTTTTCAAACCTACCACATAGACATATACCAATAGATTTCTTGTTCATACCTTCTTCTGAAGTGTGTCCGCCGTGATATGTTTCTGGTCTACCTGATTTTAATGCACCACTACGTTCTATCACATATTGGTATCCAACGTTTTCGTATCTGCGTGAAGGGTCTGTAATATGATAGCGTTGTATTATATCAAAGTTATCTATATCACTATCTGAGCAGTGAATAATTAAATACTCTGGGTGGTTATCTACCTCTACCATTTTATCTAAAGCTTTGTAGTTTGGGTATTTATCGTACATATTATTTTTGAGATTTGAAATCTTTTAATTGGTTTAATAGTTTTTTAGGTATTGCATAACCCATTCTTGAAGCGTTCTCTAGTATTGAAATTATTTCTGTTATTGCTATTACAAAGGTTATTACTTCGTCTGCTTTTATCTCTAATCCTATTGCACTCTCTGTTAGGTGTCCAGCAGATATAAGCAACATATAAATGAAAAGTTTTATTGCTGTATTTAAAAGTCTTTTTGATTTAATATCATGACCAGTTTTAACAGAAGCCATAATACCAGTTATCATATCAAATACTGTTAGAGCTATAACAGCTACGATTATGGTTTTTTCTATATCTCCAAAAAAGAAAGAATATGTTAGCAATCCAACTGTAGTTGCACACTTTAGATAAGCATAATCTACGATTGCTCTACAAGTATTTATTGTGGTCTCGATTATACCTCTATCCATAAAATTACATTTGACTTGCTGTCATAGATTTAATTTGCTTAACAATCTTTCCTGCTGTGCCTGCTGTGTTGTATGGGTCAAGGTCGGTAGTCCACGGGTCACCTGCGTTGCCTGCTCCGTTTAGTTTTTCTCCCATAGTTCCAGAGACGTTGTATTCTGCTGCAAGAGCAGACCATACCGCTGCAACAATTTGGTCAACAGTAGCCTGTGATTGGTTGACATATATTTCCAAGACCATTTCACCTGTACCGCTTGGAGACAGTGTCATAGAACCTACACCAGAGAGTGTAAGTGTCATTCCAGCTTCTGCAGAAAATGCACCAGTAAATGCTCCAGCTCCTGCCATTGTAAGGATAGCTTCGAGCAAACCTCCACCGATGAAAGCAATGTCTCCTGTACCTGCGATTGTAAGTTCTGCACCAGAGAGAAGTCCTCCAGTAGCTGAGAAAACTCCAACACCACTCAATGTAAGTGTTCCACCTAAACCATTTACTCCAGTACCAGCAAATGAGCCTGTACCGTTTAGGTTAGAGGTTACCATTGAACCTATGTCGTATGGCAACATCCATGCGTTCGGTGCTAAGTACCCCTCTGGTAGTGCTGTAGTTGCTGGTAGACCGTCTGTGGTTCCAGGATAGTAGCGTTGGCGATTCTGTGCCATTGTATTGAACGCTGCACGGTTAGACGACAAGTTAGCACCACCTATGTAAGTGGCTGGGTTTTTCAAGAAGATGTTGTAATTTCCCAGTAATGCCATATATTAGTTCCAAATAAAATCTAGGTGACCAGAAAATGCTGAGTTTGCTGGTGTTGCAACTCCAGACCCGACAACAAAGTACAATGCTGCACCATCATAGATACGAGGCAATGAAGGTAATTGGTTTAGGAAGTCACGTTCTGCTGCTACTCCGAGTGTAGTGATAGGGAAACGTGCAAGCTCTTTATACAACACTACGGTGTATGTACCAGAGACATAAGAAGTAGAGTTTTGAATAGTGTTTATTTCAGCGATACCAGAGTCTCCAGATTGTCGAGGAACAGCGTAGTTGTATTTACCTGCACCTGTAGCTCCTGTATAGAGAATGATTGAGTTTGAGGCTGCTGTTTTTCCTACTGGCAAAACTGTAGGTGTAGCACGTGATGCTACTTGTGATGAGTTTGTATAACCCAAAGAAAGGTTTGGTGTTGCTGCTCCTAGTGCGGTAGAGGCTGGATTAAAGAAGATAGCGTTTAGACCTGCTCCGTTTGTGTAACGAGGAAGCAACCAGTTTACTGTGTGTGTACCAGTTCCTGCGTCTGTAATGTTTATTGCTGTTCCTGCTACTGCGTTTGCAAATGAAGTTGCAAGGGAGAAAGTAGTATCACTCAATCTGATAACGTAGTAGTCAGTTGCTAATGCAAGTCCAGCTGGAAGCGTTACTGTTGTAGTTAAACGAACACGTGTACCAGTCAATACGTTTGAAGGAATATTAGCTGTTGAAGTCCAAGTACAAATGTCTGTTCCTGCGTCTGCTGTAAATGTATCTGTTTGCCCTAGTGTGTTAGTGGTAGCTTGTGCTGTAGTCGTAGTGACTGAAGTAACACGATAAAAACCAACCACGTCAATAAGAGCTACTGTTGCTGGCTGTGTTGTAGCTGCGGCTGAAACAGCACTTCCTGAAAGAAGGAATTTATTGTAAGTCGGCTGCACTGCTCCACCGTGTTGAATGCTTGAGGCTGAAGTAGTGGTATCTTTTACTGCTTGAAAAGTAAGGTTTGCTCCTGCGTCAAAGATTGCGTCTGGTCCAGGGTTTCCGTTTCCACGGAAAAGAGTGTGCCATTCGTTAGCAACTGCTGCTGTTGTTGGGTTCATGTTTTTCGACCAGTCTGCACGCCAAGTTTGACCATTGGTGAGTGCTTGTATTATTTGATTTTGTGATGTAAATCCTGCCATATAAATTTGTTATTAAGTCCACACTACTTTGATGTCGCCCATCAGTGCGGTTGTTGTTAATTGACCCGTTGGCTGACAAAGAAAACCAAGGAATGCGTCGTCGTATATCCTAGGTATAACTCCAGCTTCCAAAAAGTAATCTTTCTCTACCACAGCGGTAATTTCTTGCACACTAGTAGTTCCTAGAGGTTTTACTAGAACGAGTGTCATTAGCCCTACGTCTGCGTCAAGCATTGTTACTGATTGGATACTTC